ATGGATGAGGTTGGAAATTGGCCAGGTCCATGGGATCTTTTGGCAGATGACGTCTATTGTGATCTTGCTAAATGCTTAGGAATCTGTTATACTTTGCTGCTAATAAAGCACAAGGATATCGAATCTATACGTATTTTACAACTTGAAGATTTCTATTGCGTTGAGGTTAATTCTGACTACATAATAAACTATATTCCTAATGAGATAGTAAATACCAATACACTTCAAGACTTAAAAATCAAAAGATCGTTATCAAGCGACACGTTAAAAGTAGAATAAAAAGAGGCAAGAATGACAGATATTACTGTGACCAAGCGAGATGGTCGTAAGGAAAACCTTAACCTTGAAAAATTGCATAAAGTAGTTTTTTGGGCAACAGAAAACATTACAGGCGTAAGTGCATCAGAAGTAGAATTAAAAAGCCACTTACAATTTTATCAAGGGATTACAACACCTGATATTCAAGAAACATTAATTAAAGCAGCAGCAGATTTAATTTCAGAAGAAACTCCGAATTACCAATATGTTGCTGGACGACTAATTTGTTATCACTTGCGTAAAGAAGTATACGGCGATTTCAAACCTTGCCATATTAAACAACTTGTAAAACAAAATGTAGATCTAGGGTTATACGATCCTGAGTTACCTGATTTATACGACAATGCAGAATGGGATTATATTAATTCATTTATTAAGCATGACAGAGATGAGCATTTAACTTATGCTGCTATGGAGCAAATGCGCGGCAAGTATCTTGTACAGAATCGTGTAACTAAAAAGATTTATGAAACTCCGCAAATGGCATATGCGTTAATCTCTGCCACGTTGTTTGCGGATTACCCACGTGAAACTCGCATGCGTTGGGTTCGCGATTATTATGATGCGATCTCTACACACCAGGTAAGTTTGCCTACTCCTGTTATGGCAGGCGTGCGTACAAGCCAGCGCCAGTTCTCTAGTTGTGTTCTAATTGAAACAGATGACTCACTTGATTCAATTAACGCGACTACAAGTTCTATTGTTAAGTATGTTTCGCAGAAAGCAGGTATTGGTGTAGGTGCAGGACGTATTCGTGCTATTAAGAGTCCTATTCGAAAGGGCGATGCGTATCACACAGGTGTGATTCCTTTTTATAAACTTTTCCAAGCAGCAACCCGTTCTTGTTCTCAGGGCGGTGTGCGTAATGGCGCCGCTACACTTTATTATCCAATTTGGCATTTGGAAGTTGAAGATTTGTTAGTTCTTAAGAACAACAAAGGCACAGACGATAATCGTGTACGTCATATGGATTACGGCGTACAGTTTAATAAGGTTATGTATGAACGTTTGTTGAACAATGATTATATTACGTTATTCTCGCCAAATGATGTTCCTGAGGTGTATGATGCATTCTTCTCGGATGTAGATTTATTCCGCGAGTTATACGAACGTGCAGAACGCAATACACATATTCGCCGTAAACGTATTAAAGCAATGGATTTGTTCTCACAATTTGTACAAGAGCGCAAAGACACAGGACGCATTTATTTAATGAATGTAGATCATGCTAATACACATGGTGCGTTTGATCCTACCGTAGCACCTGTTAAGCAATCTAATCTATGCTGCGAAATTGATTTACCAACTAAACCCTTAAATGATATTCACGACGAAAATGGTGAGATTGCGCTGTGTACGCTGTCTGCTATTAACTGGGGATCATTTAAGCATCCCGAAGAGATGCAACGTGCATGTGAACTAGCAGTACGTGGTCTAGATAACCTGTTAAGTTATCAGAATTATCCTATTCTTGCAGCACGTCTTGCAACAGAAGGACGTCGTCCATTGGGTGTAGGCATTATTAACCTGGCATATTGGTTAGCTAAACACGGAACTAACTATTCAGATCCAGATTTAAAGTTAATCGATAACTGGGCACAGCATTGGTCATATTATCTTATTAAAGCAAGTGCTGATCTAGCGGTTGAAAAAGGTGCTTGTCCGCTAGTACACGAAACCAAATATGGACAGGGCATTCTTCCTGTAGACACGTACAAACAAGATGTTGATGAACTTGTCCCACACTTTGATGCGGTTCCGTGGCAAGCACTACGCGATCAATTAAAAGAAACAGGAATTCGCAACAGTACACTAATGGCACTGATGCCAGCTGAAACTTCAGCACAGATTTCAAATGCTACAAATGGTGTAGAACCACCACGCAGCTATGTATCAGTTAAACAATCCAAAGACGGTGTTCTCAAGCAAGTGGTTCCAGAATTCCGTCACTTAAAGAACAAGTATGAACTACTTTGGGATCAGCGTAGTCCTAAAGGATATTTAAAGATTATGGCAGTTCTTCAGAAATATATTGATCAAGGCATCTCTGTAAATACAAGTTATAACCCACAATTTTACGAGGACGAAAAGATTCCAATGAGCGAATTACTAGGTGATATTTTGTTCTTCTATAAGTTTGGTGGTAAGCAACTTTATTATAACAATGTTTTTGATGGCCAAGGCGAAGTTGATGTAAGTAAATTAACAGACGAAGAAGATTCTTGCGAATCTTGTAAGATTTGAGGCAAATAATATGAGTAAGAGTGTATTTCCGACACGCAACAAGAATCATTTGACTTCTTTAGCGTTTTTAGATAAGAACGGTGGCGTTGGGTTACAACGTTATGAATCAGTAAAGTATAAGCAATTTGATAAGTTTACTGATAAGCAGTTAGGCTTTTTCTGGAGACCAGAAGAAGTAGACACGCTGCGTGACGCTAAAGACTTTAAAGATTTAAATGAACACGAGCAACATATTTTTACGTCAAACTTAAAGCGACAGATTCTACTAGATTCAGTACAAGGACGTTCACCTAACTTAGCATTGCTACCAATTGTTAGTATCCCAGAACTTGAAACCTGGATTGAAACTTGGGCGTTTAATGAAACAATTCATTCTCGTTCCTACACACATATTATTCGTAATGTGTATGCTGACCCTGGCAAAGTATTTGACGAGTTACTAGACGTCAAAGAGATTTACGAAACATCACAAAGTATTTCGCAATACTATGATGATTTAATTGAAGCATCAACATGGTATCAAATGTTAGGCGAAGGCAAGCATAGAATTAACAATGACATTATTGATGTTGACTTGTATGATATTAAAAAGAAATTGTGGCTCGCCATTAATAGTGTAAACGCACTAGAAGGTATTCGATTCTATGTATCTTTTGCTTGTTCGTGGGCGTTTGCTGAATTGAAAAAGATGGAAGGTAATGCTAAGATTATTAAATTAATCTGTCGCGATGAAAACTTGCATTTAGCAAGTACACAAACAATGATTAAGATCCTACCCAAGGATGATCCAGATTTTGCTAAGATTGCAGAAGAATGCAAAGAAGATGTACAACAGATGTTTATTGATGTAGTTGAACAAGAAAACCGTTGGGCGGATTATTTGTTCAAAGACGGGTCAATGATCGGTCTAAACGCACAACTTCTTAAAGAATATGTAGAGTGGATTGCTAACAAGCGTATGACTTCGCTTGGCTTGGACACTCCGTATAAAGGCGGTTCAAATCCACTACCATGGACACAGAAATGGATTGCCGGCGGTGAAGTGCAAGTAGCACCACAAGAAACAGAAATTTCAAGTTATGTTATTGGCGGCACTAAACAAGATGTAACTGAAGATACATTTAAAGGATTTAACCTATGATTCGCCAGAAGTTTAACTATACTTCTACAGACGGTAGTGAGCCAGTTGAGTTTCACGAATGGGCCAAAGAAAGTTTAACATCAGCTGAATATAATAAATGGCAAGCTGCTGTTAGCCGACAGTCGGCAATAAGAGAACAACATATTAAACAAGGGCATCTTATAATTGATCCTAAAACAAAAGATTATATCTGGGATAACGAATGGATTAAGGACAAAGATCAGAATGATTATAAAGAATATGATCTAGAATGGTTAGCATTTTGGGAACGATATTTAAGTGAAACTGGAATCAAATTTACTATTACAGAAGAGGAAAATCAATGATTAAAATTTATACAAAAACGCATTGTCCGTATTGCGATCAAGCGAAACAGATGCTTGATGCATTTGGTTACGAGTACGAATCTATTAATATCGAAGAAAACAGCGCCGCACGTGATTTTGTAATACACGAAGGTCATCGCACAGTACCTCAGATTTATGTTAATGACGTGTTAATTAAAGGTGGTTTCAATACCCTGAAAGAACAAGGCATAAACGCAATCAGTACGCTGCTTGAAGGTTAATGAATAACCAGTATAATGTTTGGAATTATTGGGATCCTCTTCAAACTGTAGTATTAGGGGATTGTTATCCTCCGGAATTTTTTTCCGGTATTAAAAATGATAGAATACGTAGTGCGTTAGATAGAATAGTAACCGAAACTCTCGAAGATTTAGATTATTATGAAAAAGTACTTCGAGATTTTGGGTGTACAGTATTGCGTCCTAAAATTAACCCAACTGACAATATTACTAATTATATTAACCACGATGGCAAGATAAAAAGTAGACAAGGAGTTCCTCGCAGCCCGTTAATGCCGCGAGATACACAGGTTGTAATTGGTAATCAATTATTATATACTGGCGTTGATCATCGAGCAATTAAAGATTTACTAACAGATTACAATCAACATGATAATATTAATATTCAACGACCGTTAAGTCGAGAAATGTTTAATAGATATCGAACTGATGCTGCTGATTGGCCAACTTACGAAGAATATCTGGGCGCCTTTTCAGATGGAAAATTTTTAGGTCCTTTATGTGTGCAAGAAGAATTCCGCCAAATTCATGCGCATGAAAATTTTGGAGATTTTTTTCCAGTTGATGCACCCTCGATATCTGTTATTGGATCTGATTTATATTTAGATCGTTTAGAGTCAAGTAATATTGATATTACTGAAGAAAATTATTACATCGATTCTCTTAAAAAACTGTATCCAAATTTCAGGCATAATTATTTGTCAATCGGCGGGCATAATGACGGGTCATTCCACACTATTAAAGAAGGTGCGATCCTAAGTCTATATGAAATCCAAACATACGAAGAAACATTTCCTGGGTGGGATGTATGTTATTTGCCAAACGAAAGTTATAATAAGGTCGAAGGATTTCGAAAGATCAAGGAGAAAGTTGCTGGTAAATGGTGGGTTCCGGGAGAAGAAGATAACGACGAATTTACATATTTTGTCGAAACATGGTTAAATGATTGGGTAGGATATGTCGAGGAGAGTGTTTTTGATGTGAATGTATTATCGCTTGACGATAAACATGTATGTGTTAGTAACATGAATGACACTGTAATTTCTTTTTTAAAAAAGCATAAAATGGAAGCCGTGCATGTTCCGTGGAGACATCGTTATTTTTGGGACGGAGGTCTTCACTGTATTACATTGGAATTATACAGAAACGGAACACAAAATAATTATTTCCCAAATAGAAAAAACACAATTTATGATAAAGGATTTTAGATGTTTGATTTGAAAGTAAACGAAATTTATAGCTTTAAGCTAAACTCAGGTGAAGAAGTAGTTGGAAAGATTGCTGCCATTGGTAATGATATTATTGAATTAGATCATGCTGTCAGTGTTGCAATGACACCGCAAGGTGTACAGATGATCCCAAGCATGTTCACCGCTAATCCTAAGGGAAAAATCACGGTAAATATTACTAATTGTACGATGGTTTCAGTAACATCCGAAGATGTTATATCGGCTTATACACAAGCGGTAACAGGTATTTCTACTCCATCGAAGCAGATTATTACAGGATAACTTAATGCCTAACGTGTCAAGGAAAGGAGATGCTAATTCAGCCGGTGGTGTTATAACAGGACCTTGCGCTCCAACCGTTATAGCAAATGGGCAACCAGTGAGTTTACCGAATGATTTGGTTACTCCTCATCCTTGCTGTGGTGCGCCTGGCTGCGGTGTTCACTGTAGTGCAAAA